GATACCGATAAAGAAAAATAAACCACCAATCGCATGTCCGACAAACGTGCGGTTAGACCGGCCGGTGGAGACGGCGCTGGGAAAGCGGTGGCGGGAGCCATCGCGAGCGTTAGCAGCAATGTTAATGCGGTACCAGTGGCCCATGGACTGCCAAAACAAGCCCCTCAAGCTCGGGGGGTGAGCCTTAGCCAGGTGTCGAATACGAGCAAAATCCCATCCTTCACTGTTGGGGGTGGGTCGTCAGCGGGAGCCGCTGGCCAAGTTAAGCAGAACCCTGGTCGCACCAGTAAAAAGCGCGCTGATCCTCACGATACGGGGAAAGCTGGTAAGGGAAAGGGCCCGGGCGGTACCAAAGCCGCTGGTGATCCTTGTGACCGTGGTCATAAGGAATATGTGTACACCAAGGTGTACTTGGCGGGTCGTGACAAGCTGTACGCGACCCGCGCCGCCCTCGACAAGTTTAACACTTGGGTGCTGGCACACGCCGATCTTATAGATCCGGCTGAACAGGCCTCTTGTCACATCTGTGGGGATGTTGATTTGAGATTGTGCGAACACCACCTTGTCGCGGAATTGGTCGTTGACCCCGTCGTCCCTGAGGTCATCGCCCCGGAGTTCCATTGGTCCTGGAACCCGTTAACACAGCTTCGCGCATTGTTCGCGACACCCCGTTTCAACCTTGGGGTGGTTAACAATAAAAACCTGGCGGGGTTCGCTAACGAACACATCTCTGATCAGATGATCGTACGACCCTGTTACAACTATGTCACTGCCAATATGCAGACCTCCTATCAGGTCAGCGGGCGTGATGATAGGAATCTCAGACTCGCACATTGCCATCGGCTGGCCATGCGTTGGGTCGAAACTACATCAAACAAGGACCGTTTGATGGAGGACACCGTTTTTAAGAACCAGGTACTTATTACGGTGCAACGGGCGTGCGACAATGACGAGTTGCGCGTGCTGTATGGATACACTGATCCAAACGAGAATTTTGGCCTAGCCTGGTTGCCAACTTCCGTTTTGGTCCGCATGCTCTTTTATCTAGCATGTATGGTGTGTTTCGTCATGGTAGGACGTGTCGTGTGGCCATCGCTCCTACCTTGGTTAGCCGACATTGCTGCTTGGCACTACATGGGAACAGTGAGGACCCTTCTACTAACTATGCAAAGTGGAAGCTCCCGACTGTTCTGGTCCGCTCTGGCGATAGCCAGAGAATTGCTCGACCCACTAGTGCGTGTGCTGCTAATCCCGGTCTTCGGTGCTTTGGACTGGGTGATTGCGCTAGCAGCTTGAAGGAGAATGGCAAACCTGATCAGTTTCCAATACCTTTGTTAGAATCTCAACCGGTGGTTATCATGGCAAATTGCATACATAATCAACTGGAATCTATGGACAAAAGGTATCTCAAGGAAACTCCTGATGTGCAACTCCCGAATCTCAATATGCCACTAGTCCTCAGGATCGTGTCTCACCTGGTTAAAGAGGTGCAGAAGTTCTACCGACCTGAGTTTGATTTCCAACACTATGTCCGTTCTAAGGCGGGTGGCGCACGTAGGCGATTCCTACGGGCGTACAACCAGTTGTTGAGCGGTCCAAAAGAACTTCAAAAAATTTCCAAAATAACTGCTTTCGTCAAGAATGAGCGTTATTTTGAAGAAGGGAAATCGCCCCGTATGATCATGGGGAGAGACCCGCGCTTCAATTGCCTTTATGCGAGATTTATCTCAAGGTTTGAAGATGCTTTCTATCAGTTAGATCAGGTGGCCAATGCCTGTGATTTCTGGAAATGTGGTCAGAAGTTTAAGAAACTTCTAGGCTTATCACCGAGCATGTTTGAAAATGACATGTCGAAATATGAGGCTTCACAACGTGAGTTTGCCTTGTTGATCGAATACTTGGTATATGCCCTAACCTGTCCAGAGGCTGAATTGAAAGACCTCCAAACGCTTTTCGCCACGAAGATGGTGAAGAAAGGGCATACACAAGCCGGTCTCAAATTTGATTTTCTGTTCTGTAGAGGCTCTGGTGATTTGGACACAGGGTGTGGTAATGGCGTTATTAATTTTGTGAGTACTATGTATTTCATGATTATGAACTTTTGCCCACTCAAAGCCCAATGCAAAATGGATCATAGCTGCTGTAACTTCGATGCTTTCGTGTTGAAGGGCGACGATTCGTACGGTTCCCGACCATCTGGGGACGTTAAACTGCATAATACCTACCAG